TAACCCCTCGTATCTAGGTGCTTGCCTAGTAGGCCTGAAACTCGGGTCAGCATAGAACGGCCTAGGCGGTAAGGTGCTGGGCTTTGAAAGTCCACACCCTGCTGGCCAAGTGTGCCTGTGCGAGTGATCCAGATGTCGCAAGCAACCGCTAAAGCAGCCTCACGGACTTCTGGTGTCGTGTCGTACAGCGCGGCTTGGCTGGTCAATACTGCTCGGCCATTAGGGATGATCTGACGCTTTGTGATGTCAGCGTTGGTCAAAGCTGCTTCAAAGTAGGTGACGTTGTACTCGTCGTAGCCAACCTTTGTCACAGTCCGTGAGCCGTTAAAAGGTGAGCCACAACCTGTGACCGTCAATGCCTGACCAACTACAAAGGTATTGTCATGGCAGTAAAAGCGAGCCACATTGCTTGTAATTGATGCACCAACGATGGATACATCATCAAAGATTAGGTAGGACAGGATTATGTTTTCGGCACTGTCCGCAACTGCCTGGACAATAGGATCAGCGTAAATGTCGCCAATACCCAAAACGCTTTTAAGTTCGCTAAGTGTAATTAGTGCCATTTCAATCTCCTATCGTGTAAGTGTGTGGGGGACACAGGGCCGCATCCCCCACACTTCTAACTAACGCTGACTTAGGTCAGGTTAAAGCGACGAACTCCACCGGCAACCAAAACGCCAACGGCCAAGTAACCGTAAAGCATTGTTTCGATTTCTCCTGATGTGACCACGTTTGTGGACATACGCAAGATTGGTGATTCGTAGATTGCAACGGATGATGGGGTGACAATGAATGCCGACTCATCGATAGTTGTTGCAACTGCGTTTGGATCTACATACAGGTCTAAGCCAAGTACGTTGCCGCGTAGGCTTTGTGGGCCAGCAACTCCGCCATTGTTCTGGGGGTTGTATGCATTGTAGATTGGGCGACCAGTTGTATCGGTTGCACCCATTAGCAATGACCACTGGGATGTGCCAGCGATGTATGCGCTTGGAAGTTCGCCTGTTGCTAGGTAAGCAGCTGGGGCTTCCTTGGAAACGTAGGAAATGATGCCAGCGGAATCGGCTGCAACTGCGGTGGCTTGTGTTCCACCTGCGGTCAATGCTGCGATTACTGCTGCATCAGTTGCCTTGTTGTAGGCGCGTGTCATGTTGTCGACCATTGCCTGGAAAAAGTCTGGGGATGAGCGTTCCAATAGTTCTACGGAGTAACGCTGCATTCCTGCAAACTTGTTTACATCAAGGTTCACGTATGAGCTGATAATGCCAGTTTCTGACGGGCCAGCACCTTCGTTGGTGTCGGCTACTGTGCCACTGGTTGTGATTTTTGGATGGCTGATAACCATGCCTGATGCAGTGATGGCGCGTGAGCCAATTGCATCGATGGCTGGGCGTGAGCCAATGGATGTGTCGATAACGCTGTTTACATACTGCACTGGGGTGAACGCTGGGTTCGTGCTGAATGAGTCATCGGCTGCCATAACATACTGGGCTGAATCATGGTTGCCCATTTTGGCCTTGATGCTGTGTTCCAAGTACGAGGCTTGGCTGTTGATTGGGCTACGAGGCTTTGCGTAGGCCACTGGTGCTGCGGCATGAACAACCGCGGCTGCGGTCACTTCATCTGCCACTGGTGCGGTTGTTTCTTCCACTGTGATCTCCTGTGGTTGTTCCTCGGCAGGTTGTTCCGCCTCGGTGGTTTCTGGGTTTTCCTCATCGGCCTCTGTGGCTGCGACTTGGGAAATCTGTGCATCCTTAAATGCTGGGTTTGTTACATGAGCAACGGCTTCAAGTTTGGCAGCTGATACGACCATCACGCCCTTTTCGATGGTGTATTCGCCAACATTGGCCTCGATGCTAAATGCCGGGCGAAGTCCCTCGGATGCTTCGACCAGTGCATCATTGCCAGCACCAGTTGGCGCAATCTTAAACGCCATCGAAATACCTGCTGGGGTGATTTCCTCTGATCCTGCAATACCGCGACCTAATGGGCGTGTGCGGTCATGTTCCATGTTTAAGACAATTTGGCTTGGGTCAATCTCACCAAACGCGCCAAACTCAAAGCGCACTGGGCCAGCCGATGTGTTGCCAACTTTGGCAAACGGCACGACTAGGCCTTTGATGGTTCGGGTTTCTGTGTCGGCAGCTAGTACCTGACCCTCAAAACTAAGTTGCATTTTCATTTCCTCTCGGTGCGAGATCCATTTCCTCACGCGCTTCATCTACGCTAATTAAGCCGTAGTCAAGCATCTTGCCCAAAACTTCAATTTGTTCAAGTGGATTTCCGCGCAAGTAATCGTCTAGATCAAAACGGACTTTTTGTCCTTGTGGGCTTACATCTACCATCGTCAAGCGTTCCTCGATGCAACTCATGAATGGTCGCAGTGAGAAGTCCACCAAACTGCGACGTTCCTGCGAAACATTTGAGTAAGTCGCGCTGGCTGATTCGGCGTTGATGTACCAGGCAGGGATGTTGCACATACGGGCAATTTCAGCTGCGGTGTTCAAGCGTGATTCGGTAAGTTGCATTTGCCCGGCATCGTAGCCAAATGTGGTTACATCCAATGGGCCTGATAGGTAAGCGGTTGATCGTGTGGCTCGGGCTTGCTTCCATTGGGCCAATAGGCTTGACACCTGCTCTGGCGGTAGGTCAACGCCACTATTCTTGATCACCATTGTTGGGTTTGGCTCGCTAGCCATACGCTGAACGGCTTCCTCTAACTTTAAGGCTGTTGAAATAGTGCGGCCACCTCGGTTGAGGATGCCCTCATCAATTCCGCTAAACATGATCAGCGATCCAACACCTGTGGCTGGCATCAAGCCGCCCTCGATGTAAAAGCCGTTTACGATCTCTTGGGTATTCAAATCAGTTGTGAATGTAACCCGTGTCGGATCAATTCTGCGAGCCTGTGTTGGGCGGCCATCCTCGGGGTTTATTTCAAGCACTTGCCAGAATGATCGGCCATGGAATAGCAAATCCTCGACAGTCCAAGCCATAGTCACAGCTAGTGGGATGGCTGGATCAGGCTGTTCAAGAATCTTGCGACCCTCGACCTTTGCGCCAGTGATCATGTTGTATGAGTTCAAGCCAAGGGTTGAGATTGTGCCTGCAATGATGTTGCGAGCGCGTGCCACTGCTGGCACTTGCATCGCGCTTGATCGGTCAACTCTGAAAGTGTTGAATGGTGTAAAATACGCATCCTGGTAAAACGGAATGGCAATACCTGCACGCGCTTCAATCTGTGGTTTTTCAGTCGGTGCGCCGAGTAAAAAATCTATGAATCCCATTTTGTCATTACACCATAGGCAACTGACTTTGGATAATTTTGTCGCGCTTTGTCACTTTGTTACGCGTGTTGTCACATCAACTGGCTGGCTAGTCCTAGTGGTTCTTGATCCCTCTGGTTTAGCCAGCCAGCCTCGATGAGAACCCAAGGCAGGGTTATGCGCTAACTATACTCACAGACTGTTGCGGTTCTGTGGCATGACCCACCGCCATGACCAAAGCAACTGCCGCGCTGATTGGTACTTGCGCGGCTCGTCTAGCAATTCGCCAACCACCATCGGATGCCGGGCGGCGAGCGCAACTGACCAAGTGACTATGCATAGTTTCTTGGGCTGGGTGTAGTAGTTGCCGCGACTGCATCGCGTTCATTGTCTGATCGCACATGATCGCAAAGTTTGCCGAGTTCCAAGGGGTTGGCGCAACTGGCACACCAGCCTGGGCGAGTCTTGGCGCGATGTACCCAGCAGTATTTGGATCATAGGCCAGCACCCTTGGGCGATAGCGGCGAGTCAGTGTGGCGATCTCGCCAGCAAGTTCAAGATCGTTGATGCCGCCCTCTTTTTTCCATTCGTGCAAAAAGACCGCGTAACCCTTTTCTCGCTGTTGCAATGTAACTAGGCAAGCCAATTCGCGGTTGAAGTTCAAGTCCATCGCCATCCAAGTTGGCAAACCATCTTCCAAAGCCACTTCGGCTTCGCATTCGTTCCACACTTGCATCGGCCAAGGCGAGTCGATTGCATCCACCCACATACACAAAGTTTCCGTCTTAAAGGCATCAGGTGAATCGAACGCGGCCGCGTCTTTGATGTTTTGCACGTTGATGGTGTAGCCCAGTGCTGGGTTGGCTTGTTTCCATCCCTCGATGTCGTCAACCGATGTGCCGGGCGCGGCACTGTATTCGTAGTAACCCATGCGATCACTGGCAAAAGTCAAAGCCCTGCGCCGTTGCTCATTTAGCACATTGCTGGTCAGGTCACCTGCGTTGCTAGTCCAAAATACTTGGGCATTGGGTCTGGCTCGGGTAATCGGAGTGACTGCCGCCCAGGTGGCTTCGTCAATTTCTCGGAGTTCATCGACATACAGCAAGTCGGCTGATGATCCGCGTGGGCCCTCGCTTGTAGCTGCTCGGATCGAATACTTCCGAATGCGCTCACACTTACCGCCACATGACTTGGGGTAATGGTGGCAATAGACTTCCAATTCCTCTTGGCCGTTAGTCCGTGAAACACGCTTGATTCGCTTTCGCATCCAGTCCAGGCTTTCGGCCATGTCAACTGTTTGCTTGAAAGTGTCCAGCGATAGTTGCCGTGTCTGTGACATGGCGATGGCATTTTTTTCACCAAACACATACAGGCCAGCAAGTATCCTCATTCGCATCATGTGGGTCTTTCCACACTGCCGGGCAACTAGCACCCCTACCTGCGACCTAGCCCAATTACCGTCAGGCATGATTTGCAAAGCATCATCTAGAACGTGCTTTTGCCAAGGTAGAAGTGGGACTCCGAGTTCGTCAGCTAGTGCCGCCACCACTGGCCCTGCGCTGGGAAGGTTTAGGCTTGGGCTTTCGATCCTTGGCTTCGAGTAACCGTAGATAACTTCCGACATGGTTTGTCCCATCATTTTCCTCGCCCTGTTTTCCTGCTGTTCGTGTTTCGACTGTTAAGTGCAGCTGCTGCAATACGTTTAAGTATTTGGCGGCCAAAGGTGTTGCCTCTTTAAGATCACCCATGTCAAAGGCAGTGTCAAGTGCCAGGGCGATGCGCCGAGCCAATGTCATTGCGGCTACATCGG